TCTTATTAACTTCCAGACCATTATATGGCAATGAAAAAGTATAATTAGCACCACCAGTTGAAGTTGTTAATGTATTTTGTACTATTGTTGCTGTTGCTAATACCGTACCTGTTGGTTTAGCTGTTGCAACTACATCAGTCGTACATGTTTGAAGTTCAACTACTACATTATTAGCTGTTGAACTTACTGCTCTATAAAGACGCAAAATAGCTTTTTGAAATTTTGTATTTGTTGCTGTAAATGTTTCACTTGACCAATCATCACTTAAAATTGAAGCAGGACTACTTCCAGAAGTTTGAGCTACTGATAATCCGTCTTTTAAATAATATGCTGAGCCGACTGTTAATCCTGCAATCCCTGAATAATACCCATTTAACTGTATTCTGACAGCAGTATCGGTATCTGCATTTGCTAGTACTAATCCTATATATGAAGTACATGTACCAGCAACTGCTGCATCAGTTTTATATATTTTACCGTCTGCGTTCATATATACAGCATCATCGGCAAATAAATATTCTCCTGCCGTTCCTGCATATACAGGGACGATTGTCCCGATAATAATGTCAGTTGAAGTATCTATGTTTATCAAATCACCAGCTATCACCAATTTAATACCGTCCCAGCTGATATAATTAGTTGAATTACCGCAATAGAATTTAGATAAATTACTATCACTATCATCAATTCCTAATATAAATCCTGAATCTGTATTAGTGAAATCTGTTTTACCAGCGGCGATATAACAATCACCTTGCCCGTCTGCGATACTTAATGTTATGCGACCTGAATTTGAAGTTCCGTCACCTAAAGTCAAAGCGTTTATCATCGCACCAGCATTGAATATCCCTGAACCCACAACCACATCTTGCCCGTCAAAGTTAAAGTATTTAGTCGCTGTACCGATATAAAATTTAGGCAATGACGCTGACCAGTCATATCCTAGAATAAAGCCAGTATCAGTATTAGTAAAATCAGTCTTGCCGTAATTTATAATCACATCTGTACTTGCCGAAGTTGCTGTTAATCCAGTCGCTCCCACGCTCCAGTAATTAGTAGCAGTCCCGAATTTGCCAGCCGTGGCGTTTATCGTGCCTGTAAAACTGCCTGATGTAGCCGTAATAGCACCAGTAATTGTAGCCGAAGTTGCTACCAAAGCTCCAGCACTTGAAACTGTAAAAACATTATTTCCTATGCCTATACCGTCTGAACCTAAATGTACGCCAGCATTAGTATCATCAAAAGCTGTTTTAGTTCCTGTATATAAATATGTTCCGATTGTGAATGAGCCGATTGTACCACTTGTGGCGGTTATTGCACCAGTGATAGTCGCCTGAGTAGCAGTAAAATTACCGTTTTCATAAACTCTGAATGGAGCTGATGCCATTACGTTGCCAGCCCAAAATCTCACATCAAGTGCTCCAGTAGCGGCTGAGCTCATTCCAACTTGTCCAGCATTAGAAGTCAAAGACGTTGCATCTATTGTCCAACCGCCAATTGAGCCAGTTGTAGCCGTAATTGACCCTATAATAGTCAAAGTATTAGCCGTAGTTACATTCCAATCCAAGCTAGTCGTGCCATCGCCTATGAAAAACTTAGGAGCGTCTGAATCTGAATCATCTAATCCGAGTATAAAACCTCCAGTCGTTGTCCATGCCGCAACATCAAAAGTACCACCTGCTATATACACATCACCACCGCCAGCTGTTACGCCTAAAGTTATCTGCTGTGATTTTATCGTGCCTGTCGTCAATTTACCAACGCTTAAATCTGAAATCTTATCATTAGGGAAGCTTTCCTGCGGGAATAATTGTCCGATATTGGTTTCTTGAGCGTCCACGTCTAAAGAATTCGGCATGCCAAGTTGTCGTCTATGTGTCTTATCAAATTGTAATTCTTCAATATACATTTTATGTTTTTAATCTTTTTTCAACACCGATATTAGCCGTGAATCCGAAGAAGCTCCAATAAGGATTGCTCCCGTTCTCAGAACCTTCAATTTGTAAAAAGTATCCACGATCAGGGTTGACTTGTTTTTCTGTTATGAATCCTGTCAATGTCATCAATGGCTTGAATTTAGTTACTGCCATATTGTTCCTATCAACTACCCGGGCTTTAAGCTGTAATCCTTGCCCTCTATCAGCATAAGCCAGTATTTTTCCTAAAGTCTTATATATTGACGGGTCGCCCAGACTTAAAGCACCTGTTTGAAACCACGAGCTTATCGGCGTGCCGTCATCGCTTGTCAATAAGGTTGAATCTGTATATTTGCCCATTCTATGCACATCGCCTGAAACATCTCCGCCAACCAAGTAATCTTCGCCTGATACATAAAATGTAGTGAATGTCTTGAAATTATCAGCGTATTCATGCCATCTCCAAGTTGAAGTCGGGATATTATATATCAAGTCGCAATTAGTATAAGTTACTCCGTTGACTGTTACTGTTCCCAGATACAAATGATATTCTTCATCAACAACGGTCGCAAAAGCGTTTCTCATATCAGCGTTACGAATAAAATCTATTACACGACCTGCTATGTTCTGAGGTCTTCCGCCTGTACTTACCCAGACACCGTCCATATCAGCCCAGAACATATACGCACCTGAATTTTGTATTGTCCTATGATTAGAACAACCCACATCAAATGCTTTATACAAAGAATTTTCATTATAAAAATAGCATGAGTATTCAGTAAACACCGCCAGCATATCCCAGTTTGTGGCTATGCCTTTAATCTCCTCGGCGTAATCTACATCAAAGAAATCAGTTGCCGTTGTCCAGCTGATAGCACCTGCACTCGGCACGCTTGAATAATAGACTCTATAAGGATAAGCCGTAGCTGAAATATCACAGTTACCGATGAATACTTTATCCCGATACCTAGTAATATATTTAGCACTTGGCATTGATGTTACCTGTGTTGAAGTGCTGAAAGTCGTACCTGTCAGACTAGCCGGGGGTAAAAATCCGTCAGTCGCTCCCCAGCCGACCATTATGCAATACCCGATAAAATCGCAGAATTCTACATTGATTCCTGCTTTATTAGCCCAAGCAGTTTCAGCGTCAGTTATCTCTGTCCAAGCAGCACCAGTTGAATAAAACAACTGAGTATCATCGCTAGTAGCGTCATCTATTGTCGCTAAGGCTTTTTGTACTGAAGCACTTTGCCTGAAATTATGAAGTCCCAATACACTCTTGCCAGCCTGTAATGCTGAACCTAGATTCTCATACCCAGGACGCTTTAAAATAGCCCCCATTTTATACGATGTTATACAGTTATCCTGCACGTATAAAGCGTTTTGAGGAATATTAATAATAGGGGCGTCAGTATATGCTCCCTCTAAAAAGTTCATGAAGTGTATCGGTTGGTACATATTAGTTATTGAAGTAATTAAAGTCATCGCCGTCGCTTTCGCCGAAATTGTAGTAAGTCATTGACTGTAAATTCTGGCTTTTATCTTTTAATGCCTGATTATTAAGTTTCTGCATGAATTCCTGCATTAATCGATCTCCGTTAGTTTCGTTATTCTTGCGATACTCAATCTGAGCGGCAATATATATCTTTGCTAAAAACGTAAACGGTATGGTGAATACATCAGTGAAATCTGTAAGCCTATCAAGTTTTTTCAATCCCTTGACTTTAATCTTATACCCTGCAATATCGCTATCAGGCGGTTTAGGGAACATTATATTTCCGTTGAATATAGTAAATGAACTTGGCGTGCCTGAAGTTATATTCTGCCAGACTGCCGCACCGACGGCATGCACTGCTGTTATTGCACCTGTACCGCTAGCAGGAATACCGCTTAATGTAGCCGTGGTTTCAGTGTTAGTTGTATAAGTTACAGCGTCTTCACCGACGTATATTGTGCCTGATTCGCTTAATTCATAAGTATCATCCAAAACTATCGAAGTATCACCAGCCACTGTTGCTGTTGCGACATTAGTCCTGATATTGCCTTCCATTATGGCTTCATATTCGTTTATATCAATATAATCAAGTACATCAGTGCCTATTCTTACACTTAAAATGCCCTCTTTACTGTCATCGTATTTAAGAGTTTCTGATAATCCGCTTAAAGCGTATTTATTCTCATTTTCTGTTATTGCCAGGCTGGTTTCATCTTCAAATACTTCAAAGCTCCAGTCTTTGCTTATCTTATTGCCGTCAGGAGTTGTCATCTCATAAGTCGTAACTTCATCCTGAAAATCGTTAGCGACTTGTAACAGCCATTCACGAGTTATCAGCCCGTCAGCTTCAGGGTCAATCTTAGCGTTGACTTTCATTAAGGCTCCATTGACTACGCTTTCAACAGTGTTATATGTAAGTCCAGCCGCTAAAACATAATCAGACGCAGAACTATCAGTTGTGCCATCAGTAAATTTAACAAAGTAATACGCATAAGCCGTATCAGTGCTTTGAATAGTATATTCTGTATATTTCTGATTCCACTGTATCATTACAGCGTCAGCAATCGGGGTTGTAACAGCGTCAACTGAAGTTATTAAAGTCCCAGCACCGCCGTCAGTCGCCGCACCGTATATCTTAATACCTCGTTCGTAAATCTTAGTTATCGGCGTATGTATTTCGTGGCTGAATTTAGTCGTGTTAGTAATAGTCATTGAAGTCCCACGAGTTACTGCACCGTTGACATCACATTCTTCTGACTTATAATCACCTGATTCTCCTAATACAAACCAATCATCATCATTGAAATTGTTATTATCAGCTACTGAAAGTGCCGTCCCTGCCGCCGTTAACGGTGATATAACCTCGGTACGAGTATATCCTGAAATATCCGGGTGTTTGATCCTTATAGTCGAACCTATAATCTCAACTATCTGCGGTTTTTGTAATACCTTACTTAACTTTGCCATATTTTTGTATTAATTTCTTAATTTCTTCTAAGTTTTTAAGTATATTCTTGTTAGATTTCAATTCCTCCAAGATATTATATATCTCTAAGCTCTGGTCAGATTTCTTTATCTCTTCTAATAATCCTACTATCTTAGAAATGGTTGTGCCATAATCTTCAACTTTAGGCATTTGTGGTAATTCAGGTATCTCAATATTCTTGATTTCATTTATAGCCATATCAAGTTTAGACATTAATGGCATTAAATCAACAGGTTCAGGTATCTTAGGAAACTCAATCTTAGGAAATTCAGGGAATTTAATATCTTTAATAGCCTTTAAAACCTTAATATCAGTTATTTTAGTTACTATCACTTTAACCTTTTCTATCAATTCAAGTATCTTTTTAGGTGTTTTATGTTCCCAAATCATCTCAACTACTTTTTTCCAGTCAATTTCAACTGATCCGCCACCACCGCTATAACCGCCATAAGGAGTATAAATTACATCCAAAATATCCTCGCCTATCCAATAATCAGTGTTAGCGGTTGTATGTCCTGAATCTGAATAAACTGTATATACTACACTATAATTACCCTTGATATATGAGCTTGAAGCTGTGCCAGCGTATTGACCGCCAGCGTTATGGCTTAAATTCACAGTCTCTTTAAGGGTTAAATCATAATTATAAACTTTAGCCTGAGGATATTGATCCGTAGCCCCGTCTGTTAAAGTACAGATAAACTTTGGCGTTTCATTGTCGTAATATTGAATCATATAATTATCTTTATACTGGGCGTTTAAGCCCAGAGAAAAAACAACTACATTGCATTCCTGTTTAAATACTTTGTGATAGCCTGTGAAATAGTCGTTAAAATAATCACGGCGATTCCAGCTTCGGCTAAGCCTTGATTAGCCAGCCCCGTAAAGTAAACTATCAAACATGCGGTAATACCATTGAAAATGGTCCATAATGCACGTTTAACCATCTTGACTACTGTTGGTGATGTTAAATACACAATGACTGTTCTATAAGCACCAATCAGCACTTCTTTTAGTTTGTTCATATTTTTATTGGTTAATTTTTAACGGGGCTTGAGCTTTCGGACTCGCTAAATGTACACTCCCTAAGCCCTCACCCCTCGAAGCTACTACTCAGAGGCGGTTCAGCGTTAATCCACGTTGGTAGCTGTCCGGTTCGCATGTTAGTAGCAGAAATACTTTCCCGTATCCACGGGCAGGCTGGGGTTTTCACCCAGAAATTAATTAATTTTTTCTATAAATATATTAGCCGCATAACCCACAATATAATCAGGTGCTAACAGTCTATACTCTCCGCCTAAATAATGGTCAAATACTTTCCAATTCCCGTCATCATCCCAGCCGTAAATCATCACGCAATGGTTAGGTTGAAATCCCACAATTCTCTGATATACTCCATTTACTTTAGGACCATAGGCGTAAATTGCCACCCATAACGGGCTGTACTTCAAGGCTTCTTTCATATCCTCAATACTCGGTCTAACCCACGCCATTTCATATTTCAGATATTTCTTATTCTCTAACGCCAAGTCTTTTAAGTTCTGCGGTATCGGCTTATAATAATCATCCCAGCTAGTGCTTTCCTCTCTCCACATCAGCCAAGATAAAAACCCGTTATTCACATCACTTTGGAAAGTCCAAGACATTGAATTACCCTCATGAGTATTGCCCGCCATTTTGCCTCCAAACCTATCAGCGAAATCCCAGATTTCAGTATATTTCCTTTTAAGCAAAGTTTCCCAAACATTGTATTCAGAATACTTTGTACAGTTCATGTTATCTCCCCAGGCAAATCTCTGGTACTCTATTTCTGGCAAATACAAATCCCATTGACCACTTTTTTGTAAAACCTCATGGGGAATAGACGCACCCAGTAAAATCCCAGGGCATCCAGCTATTTCTTCTTCTATTAATCCAAAGTTCTTTTTGGTCTTCAATCTCCACCAGCCCAGTAATTTGTATAAAATTTTATATAGATTATTCATAAAATATCTATCCAGTGATTTAAGCAGGCTATTAAAGCTCTTGTTCTGCAGTCAAAGCAATCAGCGTGCAGTTCTTCGCACATCTCCTTGCCAACCCTTTTATTAAGTCCCTTGATTACTTCCCTAATATGAAAGACAAAATTCAAATCGCTTTTGCTTAATTTTTCCTTATATGTTTTCTTATTCATATTTAGTAAATTCCTTTCTGTCGCTAAATTCTGCTCTCTTGCCTTTGTTATAGCTCTGTACTGGCCTTAAATATCCAACCACCCTACTCCAGACTTCACAGGGCATCCGTTCTCTTATTTGATTCATATTTAAATAGTAAGTTTATAAGGAAGGGCAGAGCCTTGGCGTTTGGATGCCAGGATGCCCTTTGATTAAGGCGACTTTTGCACAACGGCTATATCGCCCAAATCGGTTTCCAGAAGTCAGCCCCGAACCACCATTTTAAGATGCTCACGGCGTGCCTCCTTGATCCTTCTCCATTCCTCTGCCGTCAGAGTAGCTTTGCCGGAAAACCAGCATTCTTGCAGGTATTCCAGTATCTCGTCGGGCGTGAGGTTTGCGAAAAGGTTGTGATAAGCAGTGTGCAGGCGGTGTTCAACCATGATGATGTTATCATCGGTCAATTTTCCACCCCTGCTTTTAGGCAGAACGTGATGTTCGGTCATCATTCTCCCTTTGCCCATCAGTAGCCTCCTTCCATGAGTGGCTTGAATTTCAGATAGCCTCCTTTTGGACGCTCCTTGTTTTTGTCCTTTTTAAGAACTGTTTTTTCGGTCGCCTTGCACCGTTCGCACCTGTAGGTGAGAACAATGCGGTCTATGGAAATGACAACCTTTTTGACATAAGTGTCATCTCCACAGTAGTAGCACGGCTTCCCTCTGTCACCCAACATTTTCTATCTCCTTTTCAGCCAGCTAAAGAACTTCCAGATACCCTTGATAACCCAATACGCATTAAGGATTAAGACAAATAATATTATGTAAAATATCGTATGCCATTAATTAATAATTATTGACATCTATTTGATAAATACCAATCCTATTAAAGCTCCTACAAAAGAAACTAATATAAGCCCTATCGCTCCATAGACTATCTTTTCCAGCTTTCCAATTCTGTCTTTTTCAAGAGTGTCAAGCCTGGTTTCAGTTTCTCTTTTCCCAGCAAATTTAATCTCGCAGGAACAGATAAAATCACCCAACTGCTGTTTAATATCAGTCAGTTTTTCATCTTGACTTCTTAAGTGTTCTTCAATTTTAGCCATTTTGATTTCTACCCCTTCCATAGATTTAAAATAAATCCTTTCGCTTAGCTTCTAATTTAGTAACAATTTCATCCCACCTCGCCCGTTCAGCTTTAGCCTTATCAAGTACGGCGATAAAATTGCTTTCGTTAATGTCCATTTCATTAGGCACTACAACTTTAGCAACTCCGTCTTTGTTAGCCTTGGTTGATTGTGCTTTATCAGCCGTTAATAACATTAGCACTCTGCCTAAATCAATTTGTTCTTCTGACATAAATTTATTATTAAAATGTATTAGAATGTGCGTCTATCCTATCCAAAGTAATTGTTTGCGTTCTTTCATCAGACATCACAAAAGTATATTCTACTGGTCTGTACCCTATCTTAAATATTCTGACTGTATGATAAGTGCTGTTAGTAGCGTCTGACCAGTATTCATAATCCGTTGCTTTCGTTGCACCATATTGATGTTTCCAAGTAAGTAAAGCCTTATTTATTCCAAAATGATTTATTAATTTACCGCTCGCATTTGTCCTGAATAAAAATGATTCCTTGCCAGCAGATTGCACGATGCCCACCTTGCAGTCTTCTATCGGATTGCCCTCGGCATCTTGTATCGTCAAGTCAAGAGCGTGAACCCACTGCACTGCACCGTCATAATTTACAGCATAAACTTCCCTATTACCGCTGAACGTATTGCCAGACCACATCAATACCCTTGACTGATACTGTGCTGTTATTGCCGTACCTGCTGTTTGTTCCCAATCACAGTCTTTACAAAGTATCACACCGCCTTGTGATGCCAGAATGCCAGTAGTCGCAGCTTCAACACCGAATGTACAGCCGTTTAAAAAGACAAAATTTTGAGCATACGATTCAGCCGTAACATATCCGTAAGAACCTAATGTTTGTGAAGTATCAGGGAAATTAGTGCCGATAACATATACTTTTTGAGCCGTAGTTGTTTCAAAAGTACAGCCTATATATTGTATAGATGAAGCGTTATTCATCTGTATCGGGTAATTGCCACAGTCATAAAAATCTAATCCGCTGAACGTCATATTTTCAGCACCATTAAATCCCACAGGAATATATATTGGATACATCGCATAACCTCTGCCGTAACTCTTGTCCCAGGTTATATTTGTGAATGAATGAGCCCTAACTTTGCCTAATGCTGCTATATAAATAGCGTATAAATTGGCGGCATAAGAAGACCCGAAAATCATCTTGTTTATTGTCCAAATATCGCTGGTATAAGTATTGTTATTCTGTTGTTCGTAAAAATATATTCTATTGTAATTCTGCCAGACAGGTTTATAGGTATCATTGCCGTCTATTGTCAAAGCACCATATATATAAGAGTAATATGATGTATTCGTGGCGTGTGTTGAAAAATCTATCTTAGTATCGCCATACTGCTTTAAATGACCGCCTGCGTTAACATATAGCCTGTTATTATTAGCAGCACCTGACTGGTCAAACACTAAAGTTTCATTGACTGAATAATCCGCTGGATTGCCTATGGTTAAAACTCCAGTAGCGTTGACATATAAATACCTTGCGACATTACCTTTAATCGTATAAATATCAGGACTTGTGCTTGTTTTTTCTATGAAAGTAGTATCGGCAATATCAGAAGTAATACTCGCTAAAGTATTCCCTGTACCTGTTACTACTATATGATTTCCGCTTTTAGCTGCTGACATTTATGTTCGTTTAATGGTTAGTATTAGCGTGCATTTTGTTATGGTCGTGCAACTGTCAACATTATATCTAATCGTATCGCCTGCTGTTATGGTTTTAGTCCAGCCTGTTAAAGTCGTATCATTTGATTTTAAAGCCGTTGTTATTGTGGGCTTAGCACTGGCTGTGATCGTATCGGCTACTGTCGGCGGATAATTAGCATAATCTTCAACCCATAAATCTACCACTATACTGCCTGTCTGGTCAGCTAACATTGTAACTCCTGTAATCTCGCAGTCATAAGGTATCTGCATATCTCCTTTAATACCTGTTGTTATCGCACCGCCACCGCCGTCAATACTGATGCCTATCTTATCTACCAATCCAACAACTGAATATCCCGTTATATCCAAATCCGCTGACATATAAGTCGTTGTATTTATATAAAGATAATTACCAGCTATCTTTAATACCGAGGCTGAATTCCCAAGATGCAATGCGTTATATTCGCTTCTAATACAAATATCTCCAGCTGTTACTCCTGAACCAAGCCAATCACCATTAGAACCTGCATATCCGAGCCAGCAATTAGCTCCAGCTCCGCCTGAACCTATCCCCGAAGCTGAACCTGCAACTGCAGGTAAATCTATCCAACTACCATTAGTCTGAAAATCAGTAAATGTTACATTGCCGATATATGTATTAGACCCGCCGAGATAAATATCACTTGTAGTTTCAATACGAGTAAATCCACCGCTACCCCAGTTGGCAGTAAATACCATAGACATCAAAGTAGAGTTCTGAAGAAAACCTATTGACTGCCCGAATAAAGCAGGGATATTAGCATCGCCCACTAAAAACGAAGATTCTATAACACCCATTCCAGTTAAAGCTCCATTTGATAGCCAGTTAAGTATAGGTACTTTTCCTAGCCCTAACCCGGTCAAATTAAAAGTCGTAAGGTTAAATCCATACTGATTAGTTCCAGTCGTTTTAACTTCAAATAACGGGTCTGCTGTGCCGTCTGCGGGGTTGACTTTTACCACGCCAGTAAATGGCTGGTTTGTGCAGTCTAGTTTAGCGTAAGTATTAGGGATCGTTGTGCCGATTGCTAAACCTATTTCTTGCAAAGCACCTTCTACGTTTGTATTTGAAAAGTACGTTCCAGCATCTAAAATACCAATCAGACTAGCACCTCCAGGCGTAGTTGTTAATCCAAGTTCAGCCTTAGTGAACCAATCTTTTTTGGTAATTTGTGCCATCTTATATTATTTAATCTTTAACATCCAGCAAGTGTGTGTGCCGTCAGTCGTTTCTGTAACAGTACAATTAACATATTCTACGGGGAACTTTTCAATGTCCAGCCATAACAAAGAACTGCCGTCAGCCGCTAAAGTCGCCCCAGTCGTTCTTAAAATTGTCTGACTGTTTGTATTAGCTACATTAGTCTCAATCACATTCAATGCTACCATTGTCGGAGCTGTAGCAGTCGGATCGGGTGTCATACCGCCTTTAAACGTAAACACTGAATTGCCAGAACCGTGATCAGCTCTGGTTACGATAAACGCTACTTTCTTACAATCGCCTACATACACGTTATTAGATGTAGTTGTTGCTGTTACTCCATCGAGTAATTTTACTACTTCTGTTGTTCTCATAATTTTATTTGTTAAGTTTTAATCTATCCGAAAAAATTATCGCTAACTCATTCGGAACTTTATTATCTTTAATATTATTCTCTTTTTTAAACCTCGCATAATCTACCTTTTCAAGATTCCAGTGACCGCAATCTATTGAAGGGTCGCATAATGTCTTAGGCCGGTGTTCCTTGAAAAAATACATCTCTTCGCCAAGGCTTTCAGTCTTCTTAAACAGTCTGCCCTTGCATTCCTTGATAAAACTGCCCCTGATCATTATTATGCCCAGTCCGGCACAGTCTATCTCAAACGGCTCATCAGGTATTTCCTCTACGAAATCACACCCATTATCGCCCCAGCCTTTGAATAACATCGGCAGAAATGGTGGCTGTCTAAAACAGTAAAGTCCGCATACAGCGTCATAATCTGTCTTTATAAGATGCTTGACCATACGCTCAATGCAATCTTCAGGGAAATCCATATCAGTATCTAATAACAGTACATAATCAGGGTCGTGTGTCATTCCTTTCCTGACAACCTGTTCTCTCATCTCGTCCAACTGCAATCCCTCGGCATATACTATCAGCAATTCGCCAAGATTCTTCTTATAAAAATCACGCTGTATTTTCCACAAACTCATCGCAAACGGCTTATCAAACGCCCTGTAATTATGAGCTAAACATATCACTACTTTCATATAATCTGGTTATTAATAAACTTCATATCTCAATCCCCGTAAAGGGACTGAGTGTAAAGTCTATAATCCTTTGGCTTCTAACTCTTCCAATGAAGGAGTCTTGGAATTCTTTTCAATTTCTTCTTTAGATTCAAACCCTTTTAAAACCACATTTTTTGACTTTTTAATTGCTTTTTTTGGCATAAAATTGTGTTCTTATGAATAATTTTTTAATAACTTTAAGACCTTTAATGTTGATTGAAAATAACAGGAGCTTGCCGTAAAAATCCTTTTCATAATCTTTGGCTCTTAAGCACCCAAAACCCAAATAAGCACCTTCTGTTTCTTCAATTTTATAAGCGTTTAGTTGTTTAAATAGTTTCATATTAGTTATCTTTAATTTTATTCCAGATAGCGGTCACTTTGCCATGGATATAATCAAGTTCTGCCATTAAATCAGTAGTATCAATTTTTCCGTCTTCAAAATAACCTGAACCGCCGCAAGTCTCGCAGGGGTCTTGGACAATTTCTGAATTGGTAACCTCATTTTTTACTCTATATATCCCAGTCCCAAGACACATTCCGCATCGTTTGTATATTTTTGCGTCACTCATAATTTTAAAATAAATAATTAGTCCCAGAGGGTATAAGCCCCCTGAGGTAAGTATCTATTAGCTTGCAGTTGCGAGTGTCCCGCCATTAAGTCCGTTATAGTTATTAACGAAACTATAAGAACCGCCGCCGCTTAAATCAGTAGTAGTAGTATCAACTACAGCCATAAGGTTGCCAAATGCACTTCCGCCACCGATTGTAATAGCATTGGTAATAGTAGAAGTAGCACCGCCACCGCCATTAGACGCACCGATAGTATTGTAATGAACTTGACCTTTATAACTTGCATTATAAATAACGCTGGTAATAGTATTGCCATCGCCAATCATGAAGTTATTTCTGAATACCTTAGCCCATGTATTAGATGAGCCGATATTTATAATAGAAGAAAAGGTTAAGTCTGAAACTACGGATGCGAATGTGTTTCGTTCAATCAGCTGGAAAGAACTTGAAGATGCTGACATATCTATTGAAGGAACACCATTAGTCGTAGTCGCATATAAGCCGAAATGGTTGTGATGTATATGCGTACAATCAGCAATACCGCCAGTAACTACGATAAAACTCTGATTATTGTAGTTCTTGCAATAGAATCCTGCAAATTCACAGTTGTCGCCAGTCAATAAGAGTGCGTCATCATCAGCTATCATATGCAGTTTAACAGCAGAATTTGAACCTTCCTCCTGCTTATTAAACAGATAATCCATGCCGATTAAATGCACATCTCGTTTAGACATTGTCAGCTTTGTCTGCAAATCATAATCGTTGTTTGATGGTAAAATTAGGACATAATCGTTCCTTGATGCTGTACAAGCATCTAAAGCAGCCTGAATTGCCGTACTATCAGTATCTGAACTTGGTGTAGTCCTATATACTCTAGGAACTCCATCGCTATCTGTCGGAAACTCGTATGCTAAATCTGCAGTCCAAGTATCATCTCCATGACAAACAAAGAATATTTTACCAAGAGTAGGAGGTAATGCTCTCGCAATAGCTCCATATCTTTGGTTTTGATTTCCGTTCATATTATTTTAGTTATCTTATTTAACAACCACCGACCTGCCAGGGTTCTTAAGATCCTAAGATCTCTTTATGTTACCTCGTTAAATAAGTATATTAATTAAGCTGTGCCGTCTCCAGAACTGAATACAATCCATGAAGCTCTGACGATTTCAATCGCATAAGCTGCATGACAAGCGAATTTCCAATCCTGAGTTTCGAATTCCTTACCGCCTTCGGTCGGAGCAATGAAAGTCGGGTTCTGCAATACTTTACAGATAGCATCAGTATGCTTTAAATCTGCTAAGAACCAGAATTTAGCGTCGCTTGAGTTATACGCACCAGTTGAAGGGGTTGTAGCTAACCAAGGCAATACCAATAATCGATATTTGCCTTTATAAACATTCTCTACACCGCTAACACCGGCATCAGGAGCTGATACGCTTCGTAAATATTCCAAAGCTGTGTTTACAGTGTTTGGATCATTAGAAGTGATAATCGTGTCAGGTTCTGAAAGGATTAATTCGCCATTAGCGTCAATCATCTGAGTAGCGAATAACTTTTCAGCCGCTTCTAAGCCGCCTTTAGATAAGACAGGGTTATTAGCAACACGATTCCTATAAGTATCACCTGAAGTTACTGTATGAGCTGAATAAGCTAACTGGAAACCGTCGCCAGTAGTTGTACTAACTGTATCGCCATCGATATTAGTATAGCTTGTAGAATCAGCTTCAGTTAAACGATGAGTTAAATCCCATTCCATTCTTTTAGCAGCTGAAGCACCCAAATTAGAGATTTTCTTATTCATTTCGCTATATTTGTTTGTTCGTCTCATCATCCAAGTGATTTTAGTCATACCGCCAACTTCATACTGTGTCCATGTTTTGGAATCACCTTGAGCTACATCCAAGTAAGAGAAATCAGAACCTTGCTTTTTAATCTTAGCGACTGAAAAGCCGTCTAAGCTTGATTCTGTTCCTGTATACAAGTCAGTATTCTCAATATCGTATACTTGAGCGGCACGTTTTGGATATTGATCGTAAGCTCTCCTGAAATTGATAGTCGAATTGGCTACAAAATCAGGGAAATTACTTGTATTTATCATTTTTGCCATATTTGTTAATTAATTCGTTAAAATTACGCTACATTAGCATAAATAGATTTACTGATTGCGAAGATGCCTTCAGTTGCTGAAATGTATCTAACACAAGTTACAACTCCATAAGTAGTTGCAGCCTTGTTAACAGTTACAGCGTCTGATAAGTCAAAGCTTAAACCTTCACAGGTGTTAGCCAGAGTACCAGTTACTAACGCTCTAACAGTCGCAGGACCAATAGGAACTTGTACAGCCACTTCAGCTGTATTTGTGTAAAGATAAGTGCCTACAGTCGAAGCTGAAATAGCAGGACCTTCATAAACACCTAAACAAGGTTCGTCAGCAGCACCTGTAGTTGAATCAGCAGGTGTTACATAACCGTCGTCTAAGGAGACAAGAGAATTAGCGGTGAACGTAGTCGACGCTTTCTTTTTTCTCCAGATAGTAGTCCAAAGACCACTTTCGATTTTAATAGCCATATAAATAGGTTAAAATTTTAATTAAATACAATAAAAAAATACTCAGCAGGCTATGCCTGTAAGTTATCGTTTTAATTGTAATGTGCCTCAATCTATGTTTGACGTGTTTTCATCACGGGGAGATTAAGGTTTGTTTTACAGTGAGATACGTCTCACGAAGTTTTTGTGACTTGACCAATAGTCACCAGGCAAGTAGCCGGGTATCAACCCGACCACTCTGCCTATCGGCTATTTTTCATCTTTTAAAATTACATCTATATGAGCAAGCATTATATTCTCAGGTTCTTTAACCCCGAACATCTTCCTTAAACATTCTCTATAATTAGCTCCGATACTTTCACTTACTCTTGGCAATATCCATTCCTGTTCAAGTAATGTTACTCTGCACTCTTTCATATCTTTGATAATACGCTTCATCAGCTTTTCGTGCTTTTTAATCATTACTTCGCCGTCCGGGTACGCTTTTTCACTGCGTACATCTTCCCATTGAGCTTTCGTGAAATCTTCATTGTACCCGTCCTTATAAAGAATACCTACTAAATCATACTTGCCGGATACATTAATCTTATCAACTTCACGATTGCCTACATAGTATTTTTTCATAATTACGGGTTTAAATACTTAACATCGATCTTATAAGCAGGGTATTTAGTCGCTAATACAGGGTTATGGAACTCGATAATCCAGTCTTTTTGTGTTCCGCCTATCTTAGTGAACTTCTCAATATCAATGCTTCTGGTGAAATTAATAGCGTCGCATACTATATCCTCGCCGTCAATAGTAATGTAATGACCAATCAATTTCTCTCCGACTACATTGTTATTCTGGTATATAAGTTCCTGCTTAGCTTGACTGCCAGCCTCTTCAGCTCCAAGCCATTTTACTACCAATTTGCCATTTAATTTCTTTAAATGCCCAACTGGCAAACGTTCTTTCTTGCCGTTCATCTTATCATCAGCTTGTGATAATCTATCCTGCCTAACTGAATCTCGCAATATAGCTATCTGTTTCTCAAGCTGTGAGATTCTATCATTCTCATTTGTCGGCTCACTTGGTTCAACAGGCTTAGCGTTCTTGACTTTGCCTGTGATTTCAACATCATTTTCTTTCATATTATTTTAGGTTAGGTTTCCAATTATCACCACCGTATTTTTTCTTATCTTCATCAGTGATTCTCATTGTTTCACGCATTTCTTTAGAATCTTCACTTTCCTTATTGCTCTTTTCAAAACCTCTATAGCCTGAATGCCCGGTGTCTCGATACATAGGATTTACTTCTTCCCGAACACCAGTCATATTGACAGCCTCTTTCATTTTCTTGTATATCTCTTCTTTAGTCTTGGCGTCATCCTTTATGCGATCATAATTGAATAATGCCTTTTTCCTTAACTCAATATCGTCTCCAATCAACATGCTTAAGGCATCAGCTTTACGCTCCTTTTCTAAAGTGTCAAGAAACTCAGCCGCTCGGCTATCAAGTTCTTCTCTAGTCTTTTTAATGTCCTCTTTATCCTTTTTAGTGCCGTTCCTTAACTTCTGGAAATTCAAATCCTTTTCCTTTAACTTCTGATACTCTTCATACTCTTCCTTTGTCATCTCAACCTTTTCAGGCTCTTTATCCTCAGTATCTTCTTCTTTTTCTTCTTCTTCATCAAAAATTTCCTCTTCTTTTTCTTCCATAGGTGATAAATTTAATTATTTAACTTCTTACAAGTAATTTTTTACAAGGTTACCGTTCCTTGGAAATTAAATACAGGTTTCAATCTGTCGACCTTTTTTATAATCTAGATTACTGCGTGTTTATCATAATCCTCTTCCGGGTCAGTTAAATCCTTGAACATCTTATCTAGTTTCTGGAACTCATCTTTTAATAACTGCATAGCATTTATACCGGCTCTATCAAACTCTACTATCTTGCTGTTAGGAGCTTGTAATATGCTATGGCTTGCCTGAATGCTCATAAGCTCGCTCACAACAGCGTCAAACGCTTTATTCTTATAAATACTGCTAGCCATTGATAAGAACTCTTTACGTTCAGCTGATTCCATTTCACTCAAATAATTCTTTTCCTCTATAAATTCCTTTAACTTAATCTTGAAATTATATAATTCAGCATGTTTATCAAGCTCATCTTCAAGATACTTAATCTTCTTATCCATAAACTCCAACTCAGTCTCCGGATATTTGTATATTAAATTAGATAGCCTTTTTCTTAGTGTCTTTAACATCTTTAATTTCCTTTTCAGGTTCTCCTACTGAAAACCCGTTTAATTGGTCATTTAAAGTTTTTATAATCTGTGCTATTTCACCTACTTTTAATCCTGACTTGAATAATACTTTTACCGTTTCTTCATACTTACCTCTGACAAATGAATCTCTATTCATCTGTGCTAACTCTTGTGGATTAGTTTTTGTCATATATTTTATGCTGTTTGCCCCTGGATTGTGTTTAACGAAGGCTTCTGGCCTCCTTGAGGCATTGATTTAAGTATATCCTCTGTTATTGGTGTTTGTCCCCCCGGTGGCATTCCAGGCTGTCCTGGTTGCCCAGGTTGCCCTGGTTGCCCTGGTTGTGGCATCGGCTGTTGTTTAGCCCAGAACTGTTCAGGGTCTTCACCGCCAAGTACCGCACTTCTCATCTTACAATATTCGTCGTTAGTAGCCTGTGGACCATACATCTGTTTAGCTTTCATTACCTTTTCATCGAATAACACTGATTGCAGTTCAGTTGTCTCTTTTTCAGTCGGTACGATATTGACCGCAAACGTCCATTTAAGGAATCCTTCACGCAACATCTTGGGATTGATATATACTTTCTGGACTTTATTCTTAGGCGTTGACATTATCTTAGCTTCAGCGTCCAGTTGCTCTTGTGTCTTCCCAACACCCTCTTCGCTAAACTCTATCATTCTCGTATAAGTACCCTGATCATCTGTCTCTTCAAGATTAATGTTCTGGTACATATCCTTAATCTGTTTCTTAACATCATCTAGCTCTGAATCAATCGGCTTAGTCCAATTCTCGATTATATTATATATTCTTAACCATGTTAGTTTACGTTCAAAATTAAGTATCCCATAAATAGCGTATCCAAGTTTCATCATTGATTGCTGTTTCTCAGTCATTATCTGCGTAGCTGTCTGCTTACCGCCTGAATTGCTACCGCCTAGTACAGGATTAGAAGTCTTCTCATCTACTATTTGTCTTATAAGACTGAATATCTGGAACTCACCTGAACTCACTCCCCCCTGTGGCAATAACGGCTGTATCTGGTTAGGGTTAAGGTTATCAGTAATAGTCCCCGGCCAGAATATCTTACGGCTCAATGCTACGTTGCTGCTATTAGCCATTGGCGGTTCTAGCATCTGTTTAAGTCTCAGTACCATTGTTCTTAAAGTGTCGTCCAGTATCTCTTGATCAACTTTAGTCTTAGCCGGGTAACTCTTAGAATATGCGAAAAATTGGCTTATAGGTTCAATATCAAGTTTGACTAAAGGATATTCACCGCTCGGGCTGATAGCTGTTAATGGAAAACCTACAGGCAACATCATTACGCCATTTAACATCAGCATATATTCATTAGCCCATTTATCATAGTATTTCAATACTTCAACAAACCCGTCTTCTAACTCTTCTAAACTCCAGTCGCGAATCTCATTGTTATCTTCCTCGCTACGCATCAGTTTCTTAGGTACTAGCTCGAACCGCTCATAATCACCGTAACACGCTTTAGCTTCTTGATAAGTAACTACATCTCTTGTAATAAAATAAGGTTGTTTATGTTCGAAAAACTGCTTGATATTACCCATGTATACTGCCGTGCCTGGTAATAGATTAGATACGCACCCGACAATATGCTTTTTCTTCTTTGATTCCCATTTAATCTTCTTAATGTCTTTATGGTCATAATTCTTCAATGTCTTTTGTATCTGCCATTCTTCAACCCATGTCTCTTCAACAAAACAAGTCCCTTGATCAGCACCCTCTTTATATATCAATGCTCGTTTAGCTTCATAATCCTCAATCTGTCTTGATTTCTTAACCATGCTTTCAATCTTATCGCCCAGCTTGAATATAATCATGTTCAACTTATCATAAACTGCGATATTAGGCTCAAAGTTATAGTTCAAAACTGCACTTAAAAAAGTGTTCTCTTTCTCTAAGGTCGTGCCGGTAACTATCCTTGAATCCTCTCTATTCTTTTTAGGTCTGATATATGCGTTACCTGCTTTATAGTTAGTTTCATAATGAGTATTATAATCCATATCATCAAACTCAATATGAGTATCGTTCCTCATATCCCTAGCCTTTTCAGCCCGTTTAATCAGAAAATCCCTATACTGCAATTCGTCAGCTGTATAGGCAGGCTCTGAGTATTGTTTTTCTTCCTCCTTATAAGGAGATATTACTTTTTCCATAATTAAATGAGTTCGTATTTATCGAAATTATCTGATTGATTAGTCGCTCTGACATACTCAATATATTGAGGTTCTTCTATCAATAATCTGTGTACATTCTCAATAAAATGGTCGTTAATGTCTTTTGGTCTGGGCTTAGGGTCTTTTTCATCACTACCCCTGCCTTTATATTCGTCCCAGACATAATTCTCAAACTCTTTAATTGTACGTTCACAGGTACTGAATATATACAGTTCAGGCTGTTTAACAAACTGATCGCCTACTAATTCATACCGTAACGCTTCATCTGTACGCCTGATACATTCAACCAGGTTCTTACTGCCAAGCTCGAAATACAATCCGCTATCTTCAAGTCGTGATAAATAACTCTTGTCGTTCGTACGCTTATCATCAATCTGTGAACTCGGGTCAATTAATCTCTTTTTAATCCTTAACCCAGCTTCCTTAGCTTTTATCGCTAAAGCCATATCAGTATCAATCGCCTTTATCCATAACTCGTCTATGATAAACTTAGTCCCTTTACTATCAACTGCCATTATCGTATATGCGTCCTCTACTCTAGGATGAGTATCTAACGCCCCATAACACGTGTATAACGGATAACTTACATCAAACGGCTTAATAACATGTATCTTACGGTCAAATAACTTATGCACTCTGCCGAGTAAATGCCCGAACTTACCGTGGATTCTAGCCTCTTTCTCATTCTCCGGATACTGAGCTATCATCCTTTCAATATCAGTCCGTTTAAGTATCCCCCTATTACCTGGTATATCTATACAATTACTCCATACATCAGCTTCAACCACACTAACCTCACGCCCTTGCTTATCGTATATCTCATTCTTAATCCATGCTGAATATGAAAGCGGTGTCATTGTCCAAAACACTATACCGCCTCTACGCATTCTGGCAACACTGGCTATATATATATCCTGCTTACTAGGTTCATCAAACCATAACCATCCAAGATCAACTGATTCAAACTCTTTAGCGTCCTGCTCGTTACTCATAATATCAAACTCGAACCCTGTATCAGTTACCCATTTACTCTCATAATTCTTGCCTTCCTTTTTAGTATCATAATGTACTTTATATCTGTTGCTCGGAAACCATTTCTTGAGTTCCGGGACTATCTTTTCCTTAATAGTTGTCGGATCAGATATTATTCTGCCTTTCTTAATATACGGGAACTTCTTATATAACTCATGATTAAACCATTCATTCTGCTGTCCAAAACATATATTAGCTACTATATTCACACCAACACAACTTTTACCAACTCCATTCGCCGCACTGAATAAATTTACAAACGTCTCGTTCTTGCCGACATTCCTTATAAAATCTTCACACTTAATATTCGGAACATACTTCTTGCATAAATTCTCAGTCTTGCGTTTATTATGCTCTTCTAAAAGACTCTGAAGCTTCTTAGCCTTTTCAGGATTCTCTCTTAACTTCTCGGCTAGTATTTCTTTAAGCTCCATATTTATATTATATTAAATCAGCTACCTCTTCAGCTATTCTCTTGGCTAAATCTTCATCAGTTACATCAGTAAATTCTATCTTCTTCCTTTCAGTTATTCTCTGTTTAAGATTATTATATTCCTTAATCGCTCCAAGCTTGCTTTTAAAATCTGAGTATTGGCTTACTAAGAATAGTAATTGCTTATCTACATTAGCGTCATTCAATCCGCCCTCAGCAAGTAAAACATTGATTCTGTCTATAACCTTAATATTGCTTAATAATTGTGACGCCGCTGCACAAGCAGTTTTATACCAATTTTTCTTTGATTTGTCAATATCATATACCTCTAAGTATGTGCTTACTCCATTACCGAAAAATTCTTTATCCTTAGCATATAATTGGCAAAATCTTTCCTGCCGTTCATTCAATTCATCTTTATTCTTTTCAGTCGCCATATTATTTCTTATCAATCTTTATTTCCCTTAATATAAATTTATTGTTACTAGGTATAACTTCAAAGTCTCCGGTCTTTGTAGTCTTAGCAAATTCTTTAAGTTTGTCGTTTGTATCTCTAATCCAAACTTTCCCCATATAAATTCAATAAAAAATTCACCAAAGTTATGTCTAACTTGGCTTGATTTAAGATGTTTTTAATCTCATTGTTCATTAGGTAGTGTTATTATCTATTAGCACAAGCATTTAATAATTTGCCACTTGGGACTTTTTACTTGAGCATAATGCCCTGCTGTGCTATTCCCCGATAATTACTCCTAAGAGTATATTCAAAGGCTTGTACTGATAAACAATAACCTTCTATATACTTATTTTATAATATTGAGTTTATATATCAATACGTAGATTGTGGATAAATACCCAGCCTTGTCGGCCAACTCCTTTCCCTATTAGCCCATATATTAAAAGTCCATAATGATTGGTATTCATTCCTATATCCTAATCTTTCGCTTATTTCAGTCCAAGATACTCCAGATCCACGCCAATTTATTATTTTCTTTACACTTTGTTTCATACTCCCCCATAGTTATTTAGTTAGTGAGTAAATTATATATCTTATAATGATTTAATTTCTACTGTTACTAATGTATCATTATGATGTCCACCGTGAGCTATTATTAAAACCTCAACTAATTCAAAACCCCTATTTTTCCCCATACCGTTTGTATTCCAACCAAATCCTATGCAATACCCTCCGACCTTAATTTTGTTAGCCAATGGGTTCAAGACACGATTATAAAAATTGGTTGATGTATCTGTTTGAGTCGCCTTTTTACCAATAACTTTATAATGCTCTGAAACCTGCCTGTAAGAATATGGCGGGTCAAATAAAGCACCGTCAAACTTATCATCTTCAAATAAATTTACAAAATCAATAGCCTCTAAGTGATGGGTAGTCGGTTTATCAGGATTGTGGTCGTTTGTAAATTGTGCAGGACTATTTTCACCAGCAAACGGGTCTATCCACAAACCCTTTGTTTTTGATATTAAAGTATCACTACCAACATACCTATCTAATAATTGTTTTATTGGCTTTATTGTAAAAGTGTCTTTTGACGGCATTGCCCATTTTCTTTCTATTTTAATTCCATTCATATTGTTTGATTAAATTCTCATAATAGGATTTGTTAGGGTTTTAAGGTATTAAAGAATCAGCAAAATAGTTTGGCTTTATATCTGTTCCATTATTAATATCTGGCTTAACTTCGGTTTTTGTAGTCTTATCTATGTCTTTACAGGTAAAAACCTGCTTATAAAAATCTTTTTCCTGTTTTGGTGTTATCGGGTCATCATCGCAAACATTATTTACAGGAGCATAAGGATTAGTGGTCGGCTGTTGATTATAATACATTTGGCAAGCGTCATCAGTAAATACTCTAATAACTTCAGCGATTGAGCATTTTTCTTTTTTTGCTATTGTTTTATATCTTTCATATTCTTCAGGGAAAAATCTAACCATTACAAACTTAGATTTTGCCCCTTGCCGTTGGAATTTAAAGTTAATCTGTTTTTCCATAGAGATGTTTTAAGTTAATAATTAATGACTGTATTTTTAACAATAAGTCCATTTCCTTGTCTAACTCACTAATGTAATTATTATTTTTAAAAAGCCACTTTTCTTGTTCAATTTGTTTTTTTAAATGACATTCCCCCAACTTTACTTCTATATCCATGTCATTAATTCCCTTCCCACTTAATAAACAATACATCCTCTCATTTAAGTAACTACTAATGTCTTTATCTCTTAGTATTTCTTCTATTAACTTTTCCATTCCTTTCTTCACAGCTTCAGGCGGAGCAAATTCGTCTACAAGTGTTCCCCAACATTTAGTTATTTTTTCCATAGTATTTATTTTATTATATTTTTAAGAATATTTTGTAATTCCTTAATGTCATTAGTATAACTACTAACTTCCATTGCCTTGCCATTTTCCACCCAAGTTATTTTTATATTAAATTTTGGTGGTTTTTGTGTTTTCATAGCGTTGATTTATTTTTTAAATTTTAAACTTTTCACAGATTTCTTCATAGTATTTTTTGTTAGGGCTTTACTCCTCTAATAGTTTTAATAATTTATGGGCGTTGTCTTTCAGGTTTTTAACCGCCCATTTTATATCTTGGCTTTGTGTATCTACCGTTTTAGGCTCTTGGCATCGCTTACACATATCCAAATAAGTATTTAAGTAAATCACTACCTTAGTTTCAGCATAATCATCTTGGGTCTGCTTAAAAGCTAATACAGGCTCATATCCAACTTTTTCCAGCAGCTTGGTCTGTTGCCACCAGTCTTGGATATGTAGTGTTTTATGGTGCTTAGATTCAATCCCGATATTACGCCCCAGGATTGTCAGGCTGGTGCTTATATCAGCTTTTTCCCTTGTACCATTACCAGAACCGGGGGATCGGATAGCCTTATCATCAAGTCCCTTTGCTCTTATCTGGTCGCAGATATAATTCTCTAAGTTTTTACCCTTTTGTCTTGCTGATTTTATATTCATAATTTTGGTGGGAGGGGCTGTATTTCAAGCCCCTTTTGTGGTTTTACTTGATATTTATAAATGGCATCGAACCTCCTAAAACATAGGTTGGCAATACTCCATTCCACTTTTCCACACTTTTAAGATTTACATATTCAGCTCCACCCTGTTGAGTAATGGCTTGAGCTTGTATTCTGATAGCCTCGGCTTCAGCTGTCGCTTGAGCGATTCTCTGCTTAGCCTCAACTTCAATTCTATTCAAATCATTTTCAGCTTTTAAAGCGTTTTGTTGAGCAACTTGTTTTAATTCAATAGCTCTTTCATATTCTTCACTAAAAGCAAAATCAATAATTGAAAATTCAATTAAAGCAAAGTATTTAGATAACCTCTTATCAAGCTCCATTTTAATTTCTTCCTTTACCTTTGGTCTTTCCTCAATAAGCTCTTGAGCTGTAAATTTGGCGGTCGCCGATTTAACTGATTCTTGAATAGCAGGGTCAATAATTCTTGCCTCATAATCTTTACCAACATCCTGCCATAAGGTGTTTACTGCTTCGTGCTTTAAATTATAATTTAGAGCCAATTCGGTTTCTACTGTCTGAATATCTTTTGAATACGCAACTGTTTTCATTGTTAGTTTCTGGGTCTGAACATCTAACTTAACGACTTTCTGATAAATAGGAGTTCTCCAATGGATACCTTCTGTTAAAACTGTTCCGCTAACCGCTCCCCAATTTAAGACCACGCCACGATGACCAGCCGAGATAAGAACAAACGGATTTACAACCAAGAAGATAATAAGAGCTAATACCGCTAAAACTCCAGCGATAATAAACTTCGTTCCTTTTTCCATATTATTTTTTACCTTTCTTGAACAGCTCTTTTATTATTAAGAGCCACCCAGTTAATAAAATTAGTCCGATTAAAAACTCAATTAGAACTCGCATAGTTATTTTATTACTTAATAAGTGGTGGGAGGGGGATTGTTAGCCCCCCTTTGTGGTGGGTTAAATAGCGGGTTTGGGTAGCAGTTCTTCTGCCTCTTCTGGGTAATGCTCTTCAAGGCATTTTTCACACAGCCCATGGCTCACTAAGACGGCCTCCTTTCCGTCATCGTAATCAGGCTTAATCTTTTTATGGCAAAACATACACCTGGTTTCTATCATCTAATCCTCCTTAATTCCGCAGACTGATTTGATACGGGTTTTAGCGTCATTAATCTTCCTATCTTTAAACGGCAATCCGTGGATTTTCAGATATTCTCCAAAACAATCTTCTAAAATATCCTCCAGCTGTTTGTCTATGGATTCCCTTGCTTCTTTTGAGTAAAGTCTTATTTTAGGTGCTGGTATTCTACCTGCTCGCCATTCATCTACTTCGTTTATCCAATCTATAATGGAATTGATTTTATCAAGAGTGATACAGTTAGTACCAAGTTCATAAGTTTTTAACCTCTCCATAAATAAATAAGTTAATAATTAGTCTTCTGCTAAATCAAAACCACTTTTATTTTTTGAGTTTTCTGTACAAAGTCTGTGAGGTTCATCTTCGTTCCAACTTCCACAATCACAACAGGGTTCGTACCCACCCCGTCCAATATGATGAGGGCAAACATAAAAATCTTTTTCCATATAAATAAGTTAATAATTAAAAGGTTATTTCTTGCAGTTCTATCTTTTCTCTTGTTTCACTTAGAACCTTTCCGCATTTATTACACCTTAATTGATGGATTGGCGGATAACTTAAAAGTTCTAATCCAATTATTGTTCCACCGCATCCTGCGTGTATTTGTTCAATCATATATTTAATTTAATAATTAACCTCCTCTGGGCTAAGGGCTTGTAGTGATACTTACATCATAACCTGGTGTATCAACTACCGAATTGATTATGAATTACAAGCCTATTAGCCCTTCTAAACGGAGCCAAGTTTTCACTTAGCCCAGAAGGGGTTATAGTGATTTTTCCCCGTACTTATTTTTTATCTTAAAATCTTTTAGGGCTTTATTATATCCCGCTTTAAATCCGTCATCATAACATTCACACGATTGCTCTCCGTCATTAAATCCACAAATATGTTCTTTATGCTTCATATTGTTAGGGGTTATTTAAAAAGTTCACGCAGTTTTTTAGTTTTAGCCTTAATGTCGTCATAAGCCCCTTCATAACCACGTTCATATTCATCTTCGGGTCTTCCATGTATATATTCCATTTCTACACTATCAATCAAACTGTTTGCGAGGGTGCGGATGAAGGCTTTAGTCGCCGTGTCTAGTTTTTTATCCATATCAATCACGTCATCTCCAGGTTCTGATTCTATTTTGATATTATCAAACTCCCTTTCCCACTCTTGGATTTTAAACATAGGTTTTTAGTTAGATTATTTTAAAAATATATTTTCCTGTTCCTGGTATAAATTCCTTCCGATATAATGCTAAATACTTTTTGTCCTTTTTATACCATTCGCTTGTAAATATAATCTCTGTTCCTATCCAATATAATGTGAATGGCAGTCTAAACCAAATATTCATAGGTTTTTAGTTAAGGATTTTATTTATTTTGTCTTGGAGTTCGGATCGGCATTGGTTGTAGCCCTTATAATCTTCGTCTTCATAATAATCCCCCATTCTACATTTGGTTATTTTCTTTTCCTCTGGCACAAGGCTTTCTAATAGGGTGCGGAGTTCTTCTTTAATAAATTCGTCTACCATTCCACCCCACATCCCCATATCTCCACCGCCAGGGGCTGGTATTTTAATAATATCTAATCCAGGCATTTGCCCTTGTCTTTTTTTAATTATTTCTTTTAGCGTCTTCATATTGTTATGTTAGTGGGTTAGATTTTTCTTAAAAAATATATTCTCGTGTTTTATTTTCATCCATTCTTTTTCGGGTTTTATGTTATTATTTCCGTTTCCAGTCATTCCTCCGATTATTACTAAATCAATTCCGCTTAAATCTAAATTTCGTATATCTGCCATTAAGGGTTCAAAACTTATAAATTTATAGTTATTTTTTTGTTTTAAAAGATTTATCAATTCTTGGGTGTTATTTTCCAGCCCAGTAATAGTTACACCTAACCAGCAATTTTCTGAAAAGTTAAAGTCCAAATATCTTTTAGGGTTCTTGGTTAAGAATTGGAAAGTATATCCCTGATAAGTATTCGCTATTTTAATTACTTCATCAATCCATTCCCTTTTAACCCAGTCACCAAACAAATCAGCCATTGAGCAAACGAATATCTTTAAATCCTTTTTAATTCTCATTTGGGGGCTAAAATCATCAAACCGTTCAGAGTGAAAAGTCGGGGTGAAATTACCCCTAAATCTCATCGCTATCTTCTTAGCATAGCAATACCAGCAGTTATGCTCACATCCAGTTACGGGATTCCAGGTATAATCAGTCCATTCAATTTTTGTCTTATTCATATATTTCCAGCGTTAGTTAGTTAGTTAGATTTAAAACTCTGGCACTAAACTATTATAAACAACTTCAACTTGCCTTAACAATTCAACAGCATCTTTTATTTTTTCAACAGTTTCTTTACATTCAAATGCTTCTTCTGGTCTAAAATATCCACCATCAGTAATGTCATACCAAAAACCGTCACTACCACCAAATGGGCTACCTTCTAATTCTTCGCCTGTTTCAATTGCTTCTTTCTGTTCTGTCGCTTTTTTTGTTAATGTTAAATTCATATGTTTTAATTATTTCCAGCGTTGCTGGGGTTAGTGTTTAATTTTATTGCAATATTTACAATAAGTTGCTTCGCTAAATCCAATATCTTCTCCTAACATAGTTGTTGGCAATGATTTAGTAATCCAACTATGAAAACCAAATAAACATAAAAGCTTTTTCATATACATTGGTTAGTCCCCGTCATACAAATGGGGTCTTTTTTCTTTTAAATATCTTTGATATATCCCGTTTGAATGAGATAAATGATTAATCGCTTTAAAGTCCTTATCTTTATATTTATCAAGGATTTTAATGGTTTCAGCCCAAACTTCTTTTTTTATTTCTTCAATTTTATCTTCAGGATAAATAGTCGCCAAGAAAAAACTGGCTGATTGTAGCCCCAATATTTCCAATTTCTGCTCCAAGGTATTCATTATTTTTGTTATTTCTTTTAAGGCGACTTTGTCTAATTTATCTTGAAATGTTTGCCGTTGCTTATCTGTCCAAACATTATGAAAAAAAGTGTTTGTACTGGATGTTATTTTAGCTTTAGCATTATAAGATGAACCGCAATTACCGTGGATTGAAATCGCATCGCCTATTGTATGAAAACGGTCTTTATGCCAATCGTGGTCAATTTTAGTAATCCCAATATCACAATGAGCTTTACCAATTACCCAGTCTTCGGCTCTATTTAGAAATTTTTGATAATTAATTTCTAATTCTTTCTGCCTTTTATCTTCGGCTTCTTTTTCTTCAATTTGTTCTATCTCTTTTAATAATTCTTGTTTTGTTTTCATAAGTTTAAATTATATTTTATTAAATCCCAGCATGCCCATTGCCAGCCCTGCCCGTCCCTTATCATATCCGCTGTAAATTTCGTACTGCACGCCACCGAAAAGGCACATTCATCTGACACTTCGGGATGCCAATAAGAATTGATTTGATACAGCCCACGATCCCGCTTATCTACCACGCCCCGCACATCTGGTCTGAAATCGCTTTCACAGTCCGCCAAGGCTATCAAAGTATCGGCAATTTCAGGCTCTAAGACTCTGATTTGGTCTTGGATGGGTAGATTGCTGTTTTTTTGTATAGATTTGGACACATCTTGAGTAGATTCTCCGATCGGGGAAGGTTCGGACATCCGAAATACGCTTGGTATTTCAGTTGGCTGATAGACAGTCGCCTTATCAGCTTGAACCCCCGCCGTCCAGAGATATAGTAATCCCATACTAATTAAGATTATAATCCACCCCCTCATATTTTTCCCCCTTAATAGTTAGTCCTTAAATCTGAATGCTTGCGATAGGATTCGAACCTATGAGCCCCGTAGCAATTCTCTTTGGCCAGGGCTTCATTCTTAGGGCTATTATCTCCCTAAAGACGCCTTCAGCCTCTCAGCCACGCAAACATTCAGGTCTAAGGTTAGGTGTATTTTTATCTACACCTAAACCCAGATATTTTATTTCTTTTCTTCGGCTTCTTTTGCCTCGCAGATTTTAATTAATTCCGCTTCATTGTCTTCAATCAGTTTCTTCATGATTATTTCTCCGGCATATGCAGTGTAATTTCCGCATTCATCTTTCAAGCCGTATTTTCTTAATAACTTTTCTTCTTTTGATAACGCCAAATTCTTGGCGAATGTTACGATGTTTGACATAGTTTTAGTTAGTTTATTAGGTTTAATTAATTTATTAAGTCCTTCCAAGACATCAGCTGGTGTTGCGATTGGCATAGCCAGCCAGTCGCTATACCCCTTTGCCTCTCCCACTAGTTCTAGGTCTGACTCTTTGTAAGTCTGATGATAGCCCCCGTTTTCAAGAGAATCTAATTTTGGATCATTATCACTATTAAACCCCACAATTTTACAATGAGTTCCAATATTGAAACAACCACCCCACGAATTATTCTTAATCCTCACCTTATCTCCGACTTTAAATTGATGACATGGCTTATCGCTGTAAGACTTGCCGTCCCGTTTCAGGATTTCTATTTCTGCATTCCCATTGTCTTTATAAATCCCCCAGGAAAAATTATATCCTTTTGGTTTTACGCTTCCCTTTCTTCCCGACTTTGCAGAGACATTGTGCCATACAAAAATATCCGTATCATCAATTTCTCCAATTTCACCCTCAAAAAAATCAGTTGTATCTCCACAATCCCCATTAGTCCTCACCCAGTCCCCGACCTTTGGTTTGTAGTCTTTTACTAGCATAATTTTTATGTTTTAATCGTAAGTGATTTAGTATCCCGTGCTTTTTAAATAGTTTACCGCATATGGGGCATTTATGGCTTCTGGGGTATTGGAATTTCATTCTGGATTATCTATTTTACTTAAATAGTTATCTCCAATCTTTTCTAAACTCTGCCTGTACCAATCTTCAAAACCCTCTCCTTTTTGATTTTTAGTCTGAGTATAAAATACCCACATTCTATTCCTTAATCTTAAACTTGGGCTTTTTTCCCCCTTTTCAACTTTAATTTCTGGTAAGTCAATTAATTCTTCTGGCTTGATAAGCTGCACACTAAAGGTAAAATATCCAAGCTTTTCGTAATTCTCCATTAACCTTGTCATTTGAATATCTGTAATATTTTCTTGTGTATCAACTTGTAGTCGAAGAGCCTTATTAGACATCGTGGTTATTTTGGAAATCTCTCCTGGTATTTGAAATATTTGTTCCATATTAATTAATTCGTTTACAAATTTCACGGGGTACGACCACAAGTTCTGTCCCCCTGTGATTTTCTTTATATTTAAACTCCTGATTAGTTTTTAGCCAATATCCTTTTTCACCCTCGCCTTTGGTAGAATAGATTATAAGTATCTCATCATTAGAAGATATAATCTTAGAATCAATACCGAATCCAACCTTGTCTTCAAAATCCCATTTAAACTTACTACCAGCAGACCAAAACGGGGCTTTAAGTTTAAGGATATATGCCGTAGTTACAGGAAACTCTTTCCATTGTTTTATTTCGGCAGGTGTCATATTAAAAAGGTATATCCTCCATTCTTATTTCATCAGAATGTTCCTGTTTAGTTCCGCCGTCTAAATCTTTTGTCTTGGGTTTTACTCTGGCATCTTCTTTTTCTTTATCTGTTAAAGCATTAATAAATGTCTTGACTGGGGAATATTTGACTATATTGCTATAAACATTTCCATCTTTATCTTTTTCAGTATTCATTACCATTACTTTACATTGTTTACTAATTAATCCAGTGATGAAATTAGAATCCATTTTTGCTTCTTGCTCTGGGCTTAATTCTTGCCCAGTTAAGGCTTCTAAGACTTGATATAATTCATTCTTGCCTTTTTTACCAAAGTATAAACTTGTTGGCACGAAATTTGCCCATAAGTTCCTGCCTCGCAAAGTCTTGCCGTCTTCATCTCCGTCTAATAAAGTAAATTGGCAAGAAAATACTTTGTCTCCAGGCTTGGCGAATTTTCCTTTTTTATCCTTGAGATTAATGTCTAAGAACTCTACCTGATAAATACCATCTGGAATCGGGGGGTATTCTTTTTTCTCTTCTTTTTTAATTTGGAAATTTTCTTCTAGCATAGTTTTAAGTTAAAGGAATTAAAGTATAATTAGTTATAGTTGTATTGTAGTTTCCGCCGTTAAATACGCTGAGCTTTACTTTATTATTTTTATGTAGCTTAAAGTAAAAATCAATATATGTCTTCAGTTTTTCAGTACACTTCAGCTCCATTTCCTTGCCATCGTATTTTATAGGCAAGACATACCTTGACCCAAATGGAGTGCTTACTGTTTTATATTCTCGGCTAAGAAATTCCAGGGGGTAGTCATTGCCAATTTCCAGCTTCAATGTGTTTGTATGGTTATTCATGTTGATCTCCTTTACAAAATGGGCAGGGAAATGCTTTGTTAAATATATCCACTCCCTTGCCCTCGCAATAACTACATATTCTTGTCATTTCTGTTTCATCTTCTGGTTGTACTCCTTCTGGCAGAGGTCTGCCTAGCTTTTCATAAGCCTCTTGGGCTTCTATCATGTCTGAGCCGTTCATAGTTAGTTCCTTTCAAGTTGGGAAGAGCCAAACCAGAATATTATCATAAACTGATTTAGCATCTCCTCCCAACTGATAACATTTTTAATTAAATCCTATTGCCACTTCCAGTTAATAACCAGAAATAGCGTTATCCATAAAATGGATATTATAACTGCTCCAAATATCTGGTCGCCTCTCTTTTCTCTTTTAGCTCGTAACTTTTCCCCGTAAGTTATCATATTTTTATTTTAGTGAATTATTGTTAAGGGCGGAAATAGACTTGTCCAATTCTGCCCTCGCAATAACCCCGATATTATGCCGTAGCATTTAATCGGATTTTTTATCAAAACAATACTGGATATAGTTTGTGATAATTTTATTTATTGATAACTTTTTTTGAAACGACTGCTTTCTAAGTTCTTGGTGCATTTCGTCATCTATTCTAAGTGAAATTGATTTCATAAATTTTATAATTGTTATTTAACCTTAACTCTATTATACACCCATAGCATTATGCTGTCAAGTGTTTTAACCCCCAAAAGTGGATAACTTTTTTAAGCCTTATATCTATTGGCTTTTATACATCGAATCCGCATTCTCTGGCAATGCTCTTTTTTACTAACAGGAAATGATCGCCATAGTCTATTACTGTTTCGTCATCTTTACAGGCTTGATCTGCAAGCTGGTAATCTTTATAATATTTTCCGATAATTGCTACTTGTGCCATAGTTATTTCTTATATAAATTATTTATTCTTTCCATTAATGTATCAGCAGTTAAATAGACATTGTTTTTATATTTAATAAAATCTATATTTCCCAAGCTTCCAATTATTTCTCCGTTGTCGTCTAATATAGTAAAAATATCTAATATGTCTTTATGCTTTTTAAATTTTTTGTCCATAGTTATTTCTTATATATTAAATAGATAGTTATTTTAATTCTCCATATCTTTGGCGATAGGTTGTAACAAACTTTTTTAGCATTTCCATTGCTTTTGGTGATTCTGGATTTTCGGTTATATATTGCTTTAATCCTTTTATAAGTCCTTTAAGCCATTTTGGGTTACCTGATGCAACATCGCTTAACGGTCGGTAATCAGTTGCCGTTTCTTTCCATTCTGGTACTATATTCGGTTTTTCAGTCGGGTATTCATTATAAAATTCTTCTAGGGTTAAAACTTTTGAAATTGAGCTGAAAGTTATTAAGCTCCCGTCAATTAAAATACTTTTCTTTTCAGTTCCACTTTCCTTAAAGATAATTTGTGCCTGGGTATTAGTTATCATTTTCTTTGATTTGTCGTGGAAAATAATGACGTTTGTTTTAACTTCTGTTGTTAGCATATTAGCATTGGGTTATTTGATTAGACTTTTGTTTATCTAAATATATTTTTAATTCAGCCAACTTGGTTTCAAGCAAGTACGGTGTGGTAATAGTCGGTGCGTATTTTTGACCCTGGACTGAAACAGCGACGGTTGCCATTCCAAGTGTTCCTTCTAAACCAAATCTCTTTATAAGGCGTTCACACGATTTACGAGTTGTTTTATTCCCATAGTTGATCGTGGGATTAATTCCTTTAAATATATTAATAATTGAAACTATGTCATTTGAGGGGCAAGCGTCAGCTTGCAGTATTTCTTTTGTATTTTCTTTTGTTATTTCTTTTGTGTGTTTAGGCGTCTTAACTAGTTGAAAGGCTTTTGCTTTACTAGTTGACATTTTTTGTTTAACTAGTTTAGGTATTTTAACTAGTTTCCAAGTATCATAATATTTATTAAAAGACCAGCAATTAGCCATTTTTATACTATTCCCAGTTTTAACTAGTTTAAGTATATTAACTAGTTGAAGATTTTTTAGGGCTTTTACTACTGTTGGACGACTTCGTTCAACCCCTTTTTCAAACTGAGTAATACTTATTTGATCTTCGGTTTTTTGATAGCCATAGGTTTTTCTGATAACAAATAAACAGATAGCTAATTCTGCTCCTAATAAAGGTAACTTAACTAGTTCATCAATCACTTTATTTACAATTCTGGTATAATTACCATTTTCTATTTGTAGTTCTTCATTCATACAATTAAAAAAAATCCTTACAGGAGGTTATATCTTGCATGTGGCTCTTGAAAAACCACCTGCTATTGCTAGCAGTAGATACAACCTCTTATAAAGATTTAATTGTTTCAAGATTTTATGCATATATTTTTTGTTACTTTTATATTACCATATCTAAAACAAACTGTCAAAGGTAAATTGTGGATAAAGTGGGGATTAGCCGAGCATTATCGCTAGATAAGCCAATCCGATCGTTACTGTGCCTATAATAGACACGGCTTTTTCGTACTTTGTTCTTTTACTCCATTCTTTTGTATAACTCATGACTAGTAAATGTACTGTGGCATAAATTATAAAACAGCCTAAAATTCCTTCCATAGATTTAAAGTTAGTTAGCTTAAAATAGCAAGTATAATTCCAATGATTATAAATGGTATTACCCAGTCATCGTGTAAATTAGGTTGTGGTGTTATTCTTTTCATAATTAATACTTAACATGTTTATTAAAATATGTCAAGTCTATCTCGGTTTTCTATATCCAAATTTAGATAATGCTCTTTTTAAAACATCACTTTTAACATCGTTAAGCATATCTCTTTTTTCTTCATCGCTTTTAAGTCTGGTATACTCTGTTCTTTTTATTTTTCTATCAAATTCTTTAAAAAGTTCAGTGCCATAAAATTTAATAAATTCATTATAATCCTTACCCTGAGCTTTCATTTGTTCTTTAAGATTTTGAGCCTGTACTGATGAATATTCTATATTTGTAATTGTAGGCAACATTCTATTAGCCTGTAAATTGTTTAATTCTTTAATTACAGGATTATCATAAGCCGTTTTAACCCTTGAACCAAACATTAATTCAGAAATAGCACTTTCGACTTTAATATCCCGGCCGAATATATCGGTTTTAACCGGCAACCGTTCTCGCAACCATGGTATTTTTTTCTGTATTCGTTCCCAGGGAACAGTGTAATCTACTTTACGATCATATTCATCAATCATTTTAGCTACATCATTTATAATAGCGGGAATTGCCCTTGATGATACAAAATCTATACTAAAATCTCCAGCTTGTTGTAATTTATCTATAAAGCCTTTTTTAGTTTCAGCAATATCAAAAACCTGTCCAGTCGCATCTCTTAATTCCTGAAATCCTGGTATTTTAAGAAGCTGTGTTAAAGTACCTTGGGAATATCTATACAAATATTCAGGTAAATTATTGCCATATTTTTTTGAATATAACATTCCAGCTAATGGTATTCCTAATGGTCCGAAATAATCCAAGCTAACCCATTTATTGCCTATTTTTACAGAGTTTGGAGTTGCACCTTCAGCCGTCATTAATTCACGTTCTTTTTTATCTGTTGGATATTCACCCATAAAATCATCAGGGTCAAACAGGCTCATTAATAAAAACGATAACGTAATTCCTAATCCTCCACGAATAACACGCCTAATAGCGGTTTTCATTTCAGCTCGAGTCATCGGTGTTTTAGTAGCTATTGATTTTGAAATTTTATATACATCTATAAGCGAAGGCAATCCTGACATTTCTACACCAGCCTGAATTACACTGGCCGGTGTTTTAACAAATGGCATAAGATTATCACCTAACCTAAAATCTCCAGTTAAATCATTTAATAACCCTCTTATTTGTAACGCAACTTTACTGGCGGTTGTATCTCCTGTGTATGTAGCAGTAAAAGCTTCAGCCATTGATTTCATTCTTACCTGTTCAGCTTCTTCTGAATATTTTGTTTCAACAGACATTGATTCAACCATAATTTCACGTGCTCTTTCCTTAGCTTTTTCTCCAGTTAATCCTTCTTTTAATGCTATATTGGTAGATTCTAAATTAGCACTATCTGCAAACGCCATAGCACTAAAAATAATATCAGGAGCACCCATTAATTGTTTAAAAACAACGTCTTCATATAATCTGGCTACTTTCCTAATAGTTCCTTTACCGCTTGTTTTTGTCATTTGCTCACCTCTAATCTTTTGTTCTTCAACCATATTAACCATTCTGGATACATCATAACCGCTCGATTGATATATTTTATTGACTTCAAGGATATACTTCTTGATCAAGTCATTATTAAGCCCTTTATATTGTTTACCGGATATTCTACGCTCTAATCCATTTAAAATACCGTTAATTGTATTACTTTCAATATTAACAAAAGGAGATTTTAAACTGGCAAGCATTGTTCCACGTCCGATGACGGAAGTTAAAACCTTTAAATTGCTTGAAGGGTTTAATCCATATAAAAAGTCCATCATTTCTTTACGCTTCTTGAAATACTCGGGAGTATTATTGCCAAAATCAGTTTTATCTTTGCTTAGATTCTCAAGTTCTTCTGATAATTTATTTATCTTGGCCACGCTTTTTTCATCTAATGTTAAGCCCAGCTGATCTGATATTAAATCTTCATAGAAGTTAGTCTTGGCGTTTTTGCTTAAAATTTTATCATCTTCGAGCTCTTTAATTTTAGTCAATACATCTCTTTTTTGTTCAATCTTTTTTTCTCCCTTAAACACTTTATTAACCCAGTTTTCAAGTGATTTTTTTTCACTGCTTACCATCGCTTTTTCAAATTCCAAATTAACCTTTTGTGCCATTTCATTTTCAACATAAGATTCAAAAAGAGCACGGCGTTCACTTGAAGTCATTTCAAACATCTTAGCTAAATTTATCTTACCGTCTTGAGCGGCTTGTTTCATTTTAGCCGCAATTTCCTTTGGGATACAAAAATTTGCCATATATTAACAAGTTAACATGTCTATTAAACTTTGTGCTTTAGATATTTTACCCATATCCTGTTTAACTTTTTCTTTTAAATCCATGGATAAGTCTTGAAGCTTGTTTGTTTTATTCATTTTAAGCTTGTTCTTAATCCATTCATATTTAGTCTTATTTATTTCTTTCATCCTAGCGTCCATTACAAGTTTAATAAACGTAGATGGAGAATTATCATCTATTCTGCCTTTTAAACTGACTATTTCCTGGCCAGCTCTAGTCGCTCTTAAACTTAAAGATTTCTCAATTTGTGCCTGTATTTTATAATCACCACGCCTGCCAGCTTCTTCACTTGTGGCAATAGCAATAGCAAACTCACCAACACCAGGAGGCGGAGCGTCTAATCCCTTGGCGATCCTTATAGATTTTTCATAATCTTGTTCAACTAAATTCAAAGCCCTGGCAGTATTCTCGGCTATGTTCATTTCATTATATACAGGTTCTGGTAAATCTTCTTTTAACCTTTCAGCTATGCGTTGATACGCCCTGCTCTTTTTTTGTTCTCCGGTTGTTTTCTGTATTGGCTTGCGTTCAGCAATCTTTTCTTTGGTTTCAGTAACCTGAACAACTTTTTTACTCACCTCTTTTTCAGGCGTTTTAAGGGCTTCTTTCGCTGGGGTGGTACTTTCTACCGTTTTGGGGCTAATCGCCTCACCTGGGGCATTCTGGAGCGTCTGGGGGGCTTTCTGTGCTTTGTTCCAGATGTCGGTTAGTTGGGATTTGGTAATTGTATCTTTATTGGGGTCAAATAACTTAGTCCATTCATAATCGCCATATTCTCCCTTTGGATACTTAATTCCTTTATATCCTTCTGCTACTAATTGATCGGTATACATTTTATCTGCCATTTCTGGGGTTGCTAATTTTAATCCTGGTTTAACATACCTTTCCATTATATTCAATTTTTGTCCTGGTCCTTGAACAGCTCCAGCAGTATTATCAATAATGTCTTTTTTATCAGCAGTAAACCAAGTGGCGTTCCCCTCGCTTCTACTTGTATCAAATTTAGAAAACTTTTCTGGTGTTCCATGGTAAATAGCCTTTTGTGACCTCACAAAATCCTCAGCACTCTTATACTTCTTAGCCTCTACTGCCAGGGGTTCTTCTTCAACTCTAAACTTATCAGGCGATTTCTGCTTGATATAGTCTATGGCTTTTTGACGTTTTATTTCAGCTTCTGTTTGCACTGGCTGTTCAGCTACCTGTTCAGTCATTGGTTCAGCTGTCGGTTCAATGGCTTGCTCGGCGACTGGTTCGGTTACGGGTTCTGCTATCTGCTCTTCAATTAAGTTCCTTGGTTGTCTGCCTAGAATTTCTTCTGGGGTTTTATCGCTTAGTTTCCTTTTAATATCAGATTGCAGTTTTTCTTTTTGCAGATTTAATACCGCTGTCATATCAGCTTTATCTACTGATTCAGGCTGTTCTGATATTTTAGCTAGTTCACTGTCAATTTGCTGTATTTTCTGGTTAGCTTGTTTTTTCTCTTCTCGAGTCAATAATCTATCTTCTGGAGTTATGGTACTCATGAAAGTTGAAACACCACCGCCTAAAACTGCACCACCGATCGCTGACATTAAAACATTATCCCAAAGTTTAGCGTCTTCATCAAAAGTCATCGCCACAGCGTTAGCCTGTAACTCTTGTAATCCTTCAGTTGTTGCTTCTGTTAAAACAGGTATACCTACTTTTTTTATTTGTCCTAACAATTTATCTACGAACGTACCGACAAGTTTACCGCTACTTGGTATTTTAAGAAGTTTTTCAATACCTATATTTTCAAGCTTAGCTTCAATCAAACCTCTAATTAAGGCTTTGTTAGTAGCGTCTTCATCTGATAATCCTTTTTCTTTAGCTTTATCATAAGTTTCACCGCCTGACCCAGCTGTCATTAAAACTATTGACGCTTCACCGCCTAAAACTATGGCTGAAAGCATTTGTGCCGCCATTGTCGGTCCTTGTTCACCTGCGATTCTTGATATAAACTCTATAGGATGTTGTGTCGCTGTTTTATAGATATTAGCCGCCGTATCAACCTTATAATATTCAGGAGCGTTCCATTCAGGATGGTCTAATAATCGTTGTTGTGAATCCTGCTTTATTTTATTGCCAATATCATCACCTGCTTTTTTAATATCCTGCCATACTTTATCTTGAGGGTCATAAAACGGGTTTTCCATGCCGAACAGACTTGCAATCTTACTTTCAATATCTGTTATGAATTTTTTGCTTTGTTCAATAGGATTTGATTTGAATACCTTTTCTTGCATTTTAGGCATCAACTGCACCATTGACCCGCCCCAACTTTGCAGATTAGATACGCCACCTCCCTTGAGAGATTTGGCAAACTCATTATCAGGCGTACTCATCCCTGTTTTTACTTTATTTTTAGGATTTTCTACTGCTTTTTTAAAAGTTTCACCGACTAATCCTAGTCCGGGCTTGCCTACGCCAAGATACTTGGTTAAAAACGATTCCTTTTTATTAGGCGGTATTGTGATATTGCCTTGTGTTCGTGGATTCTGTTCTGATATTTTGGCTAATAATTCACTAGCCTGTTGTCCAGTTTTCTCTTTTTTAGTAGTTTTGAGTTTACTCAAAGACGTAAAAGTCATCCCGCTAGTCTTTTTAACAGGTTGCTTGGTTTCTTCGTCTTTATTGGCTAATTTATCTAGTGATGAAAATATCATTTATTTAATATAATTTTCGTATTCGTATTGATTATCTTCGTCCATGTATTTAGATACAGGAAAAAGTACCTTAAATTTAGCTTCTGTTCCGCCGTTGCGTATCCAATCTTCTTTCATGCCAGCGTAAGTTTCCCAGCTGACTTTTTGATCAGAACCTAATAGATTATTATCCTTTAAAGCATTTAAAAGCCCTTCTTCTCTGTCAGCATCTGTAAGTTCTTCATCTGTTGGCTTTTCACCATAAACTTCTTTAAAATACTCGTTTCTATCAGATTGATTCTTGGGGTCATAACCGTTAGCTTTCATTTTCTTAATGTCTGTTTCAGTCAGTTCTTTATAGGTTATGTTTATAGTACCTTGATTAATCCCAGTTGCCTCGGGTCTGCCTGCACCACTGCCACGATTTAATTTCATCATTGTAGCCTGCATTTTCTTAAATTCAGCGGGTTTCATTACACCATATTTAGGATCTCCCCATTGACTATCCTTGCCGATATACCCATAAATAGCTGAAGGATTAACCCAGCGACCAGCTGTTATCTTGCCGTCTCCTTTAGCGTTTGCTTCATAAGCATAAATATTACCGTCTTGATCAACAGCACCTGCCATTAAAGCATGACCTGAATTTAATGTCTTACCGCCAGTTAAATCTGACCCGTCTGTTATAATCAAGTCTCCGACTGTAATACCCTGGTTACCTTTAGTGCCATATTTATTAATCCAGTCCATCTTAGTTTTTAAAGTATCGCCCATGCCGTATTCATCTGGAATTACAGACCAAACACGTCTAGCCACAACTCCGCATTCTCCGCCATAACCTAAATTGATTTCATCGTTAAACCAGCCAGCGTCGCCTGAACCTGAAGCGTTAGCTATTCTCTCGTCATTTTCTGCCTGTTTATACACTCCTGATAGACTGCCGATAACTTGCTGATATTTAGGACTTAACATTTGCATAATATCAGGAGGTACTTCCAATCCTTGCTGAACCAGATTCATAGCTAAATCTTTAAACTCGCTTTCCATAGCTTTTTGATCGTCTTCATAGGCTTCACGATAACCCTCTAATCTATTAAGTTTATCTAAAGCGATATTAGCCTGTTCTGAATATAAATCATTAGCTGTGCTTAAAGCCTTTAAAGCTAAAGCACCTTTTTTCCTGAATTGATTACTCTTTTCACTTATACCTGCCATTACTCCTGAAGGGTCTAAAGCTCCTAAAGTCGCACTAAAAGAACCTAAACCAAGAGTTTCAGTTTCAGGCTTGAATTTAGTCTGCAATCGTTCCTTGACTTTATCCAGGAAATTATTAGGCTGTGTCCACGGCTCATAAGCTTTTCTAGCACCTGCTAAAGCACTATCAGAGACATCATTACCCATGTAATTCAAAGGTTGTCCACCTGATTGTGCTGTTGCATTAGCATTAGCTCCTGCCTGTTGAGGGTTGACATTAGCAATGGGTTCAGGATTGGGGTTAACATCCGACCATCCTTGTCCTTTCCAATATTCTACATCAGAATCAGGCACTTGATTTTGTGTTTTATCTTTCCAATAAATTATAGCCATATATTTTAATTAATATTTAATAAGGCGGTTCTAATAAATTTTTAACCACACTAGGTATATTATTTCCATAAGCAGCCGTTTGAACAGTTTTCCACTCGTCAATAGTTGAGGGAAGTCTGCCTTGTGCCTGCATATATTTATTAAGATATTGTTGCTCTAATTGTGGGTTTCTATCAGTCCCCAAATTTGGTTTAGTAAATCCAGGATTGCCCATACCACCCTCTTTTTGCTTATCTGCCATATATGCTTGATAATTACCGTTATATGGAGGAGCCATCCATGGTTCAAAATACTTATGTTGGTCTTGATTTATTGGAGAAAGACCATATTTTGGTTTAGTAAATCCAGGATTTAGTGGCGTTAAATTTACTCCAGGACCTTGTTTCCCTGTATTTGCGATAGGTTGACCACAAGTAGGACAAGTTTGTGTTTGTTGTGACATATCAACATTCGGTGGCGTTGGCTGAGAAAATGCTAAATCGTTTATTGTCGGCATATATATTATTTAATAATTAATTATAAGAATGTCCCTTGATAACCGGTTAAATCACCCTCTTGATTGCTTAAATTACCATACAATGACTGTAACGTCTTATTATAATCGTATTGCATTGTACCGGTTGTATTCGGCTGTCCTGCAGTAGATTGTGACGGCAAACCTAATCCTATTACTCCGGCTGTACCAAGCAATCTTATAGCGTTAGTGCCAATATCTTCTAAACTTCTATTAAAAGCACTTCTCGAACTTTCAGCTATTAATCTATTATTCATGTTAGTCGAACCTTCAATACCCATTTGTTCAGGTGTCATTGTTGGCAAGCTAGTTGCAGGAGCAGGTAATACTTGTCCGGGTACTACATTACCGCCTGATACGGGATTGCCATCTTGGTCAAGTTGTGCCGGAGCCATTCCAGCAGGCGTACCTTGAGCGAATGCACTTAAAGTACCAAGCTGTTTTATGGCTTCACCGCTAAATGTCATGCCTTTACCGGCTAAACTTTTTTGTGTATTGCTTATATTCTCGGCAAGGTTAAAACTCTCAGTCTGTAATTGCCTGATTCTATCTTCATACCCTCTATTGATTGAAGTTGTAATATCTTGTTGTGCTTGTCCTATTAATTGTTTGTAATACGGGTCAATTTGTCCGTTCTTGATATTTTCTAATGCTGATAATATCTCATCTTCACCAGCGTTAGGATCGCCTACAGCGTCAGCTATCTGGTCAATTAAAGCGTCAGTCGGATCACCGCTTGCACCGGTTCCCGTCCCACTGCCAGTCCCTGTTCCTGTATTACCAGCGTTTGAACCCGTACCAGTCGCACCTGGAGTGAACATCATTGAGTTATCACCTGCAGGCATTGTAATTCCAGCACTACCGCCTAATTTTTCCAGTTCAGCTTGGTTAGCGATATATGTCTTGCCCTCAGCCATCATTTGAGACCGTATTTTATCAGCTTCTTCTTTACTAAATATGCCTGTTTTGGCTAGGGTGTCTTCTAATTCACCTACTTTTTTATTTCTCCAGTAATTAAGTTCCTGTAAATTAGCGTCACGTCCATGGTACTGTTTGAAAAGTTCATTAACAGCTGAATCATTAGCACTTAGATTTTCTTTACCTGCATATACACGTTTATATCCTGGGAAAGTTGGACTTGGATGACTAGTTTTACCGTCTTTACCATACTCGCTCGCAGGCTGTCCAACACCGACCGGAGTTTCTTTACCAGTTGCAGGGTCAACCCAGCCAGTCGCACTTGTAGCAGTCTGATTGCCTGTTGTTTGTGCTGCTTGTTGTCCTGGAGCTGAAAGTCCTTCAGAACCTATTAAAGTACCTTTAGCGTTTAAATAAAGACTTGGGTCTATTGTATTAAATGCTTCCCTAGCCTTAGAAATCTCATTTAATGACTGCCCTCCAAAACCACCTATACTTTTATCTAAGACTTCTAAATCTGAAAAATCAGTATTAAATAAGGTATCTAAAAATGGTTTAGCTTCTTTATATGCCGCCGCTAACATTTCATTAGATTGTGCAGTCGGTTCAGCATATTTACTATTACCAGTATAACTAGGAGCGGCTTTTTGGAAAGTGCTTTGTAAATTAGTAAGCTTATTAGTAAGACTTCCATTTTTAATAATATCGTTCCAAAGCTTATTATCTTTAGCAATAGCATTAATATCAGTGCCTTCAAATCCAGGGATATTTTTAATTGGAGCTAATAGTTTTAGTTTTTGAGGTTCAGTCAGTTGTCCGCTATTAATCAATTTATCAGTACGTTGTAACCAATTCTCCATAGCTGAAAACCCAGAATTAGCGAAATTAGCAATATCAGTTGATGACTTGCCAGTAAAGTAATCTCCTGTTATAGGTACATTACCAAGTTTTTTATTATATTGTTCTTGAGAGTAAGAAATATTACCCTCTTTAGCTGATGTTGCCATATTTTTATTTTATGAATTAACCATTAATAATTTAGTAGCTTCTAAAAATATACCTACCTTTTTAGATGTTGATCCAGGAGTTGTTGATACTGCTCCACTATCCATATATAAACTAAATCTAGCATCTGCAGCACTATCGATTATCCAGTTTGTACCGCCATCAGTGGTATTAACATAATTACCGCCAGCATAAGTACTACCACCACCTTGAATTAACCACCTGACTTCGCCGTTACCAGTAGGATATTTAAGTACAATACAATACATCTTATTAACTTCCAGACCATTATATGGCAATGAAAAAGTATAATCAGCACCACCAGTTGAAGTTGTTAATGTATTTTGTACTATTGTTGCTGTTGCTAATACCGTACCTGTTGGTTTAGCTGTTGCAACTACATCAGTCGTACATGTTTGAAGTTCAACTACTACATTATT